AAGTGTTAAGTTCCGATGTATTAGAGCTATAAGAATGGAATATTACGCATTAGTTTACTTATCAGATGCGATTAACGACCCAAGTGGACTGATCCGTAGGGATAAGGCCGCAGGAATCTTGGAGAAATTTAATCGTGAAACTTTAAAATGGGAACACGACCCAGATGTCATTGGTTACTTTACTGGAGAATATGACGAGGCAGAACTAATTACAGAAAAAAGTGCCAATGTCCTTATAGGCTTATGGCTTAATATTACTGTTTGAGTTTAGCAGTTTCTGTAGGTTCAAACCTTATTCCTTTATAACTTTTTTTGTGGGTGTTACTATCTTGCCTAATCCCCTTGCTCCACTTGGTGGAATAACATCAGCATAGATTGCTTCCAGTTGATTGGTGAGTTTTATTATATCTGGATGACCTTTTGGTAGTACTCTTATTTTTTCATACAATGGGTGAGCGTAATCCATTTTAACTCGGAGTGATTTAGGAGTATGAAATTGTAATTCAAACTTTACATTACCTTTTTTAAATACTGTGTTTATGCCTTTATAATTCCTGGTAAACCAAGTGTTTTTAAATTTAATAATTTCCCACCCCTGGGCTTCTAATTCTGCTATGGTGCTATTTATCCCTGTAGCATAAACATCATCTCCAAGCTCCATAGTATATCTGAGGGCATCCCTCATCTCTCCCCTTACCCTGTTCGCACCAACATCATCACTCACTTTTAATATTTTTCTTGTTAATGAATCTGGCGTTTTTAATCTAAACTCCAGGCCCCTCATTTTCCCCTTTTGTCCTTTTGCTACACCTTTTAAGGTTTTTGTTACTCCTGCTTCTGCCTTTTTTGCATCCCTCAAAATTTCATTTGCCATCTTCTTGGCTCGTGGTTTAGTTATTGGCTTAATTTTTTCAGGAACTTTCGTAGGCTTAACTGTGGCTCCCTTCTCTGGTTTAAGTTTCTCTGGAGCTTTTACTTTTTTATCTATTTTACCAGTAGGATCTAAAATACAGTAGCAAAACCCCTGGCATACGGACCAACCAGATCCAGGAAGGCCGTTAGCCTCCCAAAATTCTATAGTTCCTGTCTGGCCAGCCCTGGCATCGCAGTCTGGACATACCTTGTGGCCCCCAACTGTTACCCAGGCAAGGATCTCTGTGGGTTTATAGGCTTCCATTTGTCCTGCCCTGCCTGACTGGTTAATGGATTGCGACATTCCCCCCTTAATATTGTTCCTTAATTCCCCAAATATCCTTCCACCTGTTCGCATATCTTCACGAAGGACTTGTTTTATAGTAGCCTCATCCATTCCTGCACCAGCCAGCATACTAATACGCTTTTCTATCTGATCTGCGAATATTTTGGCATCAAATTGTAGGGTACTTAGGCTTTCAGCCATTAACTGCTGTACTTGGGGATTTAATCCTTCATCAAGGGCTGTTAAAATGCCCCCTAAATCTTCCCCAAAAACATCTATTAACTGTGGATCTACTGGCATATTAGCCCATTGGCTTCTTTAAGGCTGAATATTTGGCTGTTTTTAGGGCATTCTGGTACTGTTTCCCCTTTTCCTGGAAGTCTTTGGTAATACCGAACCATTCCCTGGCGGGAACCTGTTTATTTGGGATCATAGACTTTGATGCGGTTTTGAAGCCTTCATTGTGTAAAGCTCCGTAAGTTACTCCCTTATTTTTCCCAACCATGTTAATCTCAAAGGATAATTTGCTGGAGGTGGGGCGTGTTATCTTGGTTTTTCTTAGTTTCCCCTTGTTTCCACCTTTTCTAAATAGGATTACCTGACCATCTCCCCTCATATTCCTGATTTTTACAGTAGACTCTTTAAATGATGTAAATGCTTTGCCGTTTATATCTCTTCCAGTTTCAATCCCTTTCTGAATATCAGCATTTAGATTGTTGGCCAGGGAATTTAATGTGGTGATAACTATTCCACTTAATTTCTTCTGTAATGCTCCAAAACTATAATTTTTCTTAGTTTTAACGTCTATTTTCACTCTTTCCCGCTCCTCCAATTATCAACCATCTATTTATTGGCTCTGGCGAACCTCTGACCAGACTTGAATGATTCCTGGATTTTAGGCAGGATTTTCATAAAAGAGATTTCTATAAAATCCAGAGCATACTGTTCTGGATCTTCTAATATTTTATCTATATTTGCAGGTGGAATATCTACTTCAAAATCATTCAGGTCCTGGAGATTTTCCAAGTAACGTAGCAAATGGAGATTGTTTTGGTTTTGCGGCATTGTTTATATCTCTATTTTTATTTATAATTGATTCAGCTTCGGATTCTGTTAAATCTTTATTCTCTTCAAGCAACAAATCCCTCTCAGTTATTAGGTTGTGGGCCAACTTAAATTCATTTTGCGCTATTTGGTCTGGAATAGTCTGCGGATATTGAGGATCTACAAAATCCAGGCCCATAAATTCAGGTAATTTTACACCATTGGCCCCAGCAATCAATTTTTCTAATATATAAAATTCCTGCTCATATAAACGCCAGGTTTCTATATCATCCTGCCAGTCCTCATAACGCTCTAAATCCTTGATTTTAAGAGCTATTCCGCTACTCGGTCTATCAGCCCCATGTTCATCAAAAGTGACGTAGAGGTGGTTATTTTGGGCCGTAAGGTCCAACATAGAGCGCAGGAGATCTAATCCATCCTTAATATTGGCTTTTGGGCTTAATATTTGGACTTCAGCACCTTCAGGGACCACCATTATCTCATCAGACCCAGCTCTGCTAATTTTATCCTCTGCAAATAATCCAGAAATTGAGTATTGGCCGAATAAATGAAATCTTAACCCTAAATTCATTTCTGTTAATAAAATATTACAGCTTTCGTTGGCAGAAATAATATCATAAGCCCCTGGAGCAAAAAATTCTGTTAATTGGTTCTCTCTATGGGTGAAAACAAAAGGCAAAACGCCATAAGGGTTGGGATACTCGGCCTTAACGTTGCCATCTTCATCATAAATGTAATAGGAATCCTTATCCCAATAAATATATTCCATTTTATCGGTGTTGGAGTTGTCATTTACATTCATGGTTAAGGGATAAACAATAGATTCTGGGGTGTAAGGATCATCTCCAAAAAAAGCATCAAAATAATAGATAGGGACATAGTTGAAATGCGGATAGGGGCTTTCATTATATACGATTTGAGTGGCTATTGTTCCTATAAGCCTGGTCATCTTCTCAACGTGTTTCATTTTAAAGTTCTTTTTATAGGTGAGGGAATCATATTCTTTATTTACATTTCTAATGGCTCCCTGGGTGTAGATCCTACTGATTCTATCTATGAATTTTTTAGTAAAATTAAAACATGAGGGGGGAACTTCCTGGAATGACTTGGCAGCAAATCGGTCTTTAATATACTGAACAGTGTTATCTCCAGCATAATAATCCAGGTATTTCCAGACCATTTTCCTTCTGCTCTTGGCATTTAATAGTTTTTGATCTGTTATGGATTTTTTAATTATTTCTGAAGCGTAGTTTTCTGGCATTATCTTTTCTCCGTTCTGAATTTATAATTTCTAATTGGAAATCTGTTTACAATGCCATAGCGGAGGGCATCGGCTCCATGTTCTGAATATCCATCTTTTAAGGGAGCATCCTGTAGTTGATGGCCCTCTTTATGTTCGGGGTAGCGGTAGGTTTCCAAATCCTCTATAATTCCTTTACATCTTGTATCTACAAATAATTTACGTTCCCCATCTGCGGATTTAATAAATGATCTAACGTGCGATATACCAGAATTTATGGATCTACTGGCCTTGTCCCTCAAGGACCAGACCCTATGGCCTGTGGCCTTGTAAAACAAATCTGATTCTCCTACGCCTACGCTACTCTGTACCTGATAACCAGCAGGATCTCCATAAACCTGGGCTATTCTGTAGTTTTTAGACTTAATTATGTCTGCCAGGTCAGTGATTTTTAAATTGGGTTGATGTACTATTTCATCTATTATATGAACATACCAACTTTTCCTTCCCTCCTCTTGCAGGCACTGGAAAAATACAACGCCTGGGAGCCTAAATCCAAAATCTATCCCTACATAAACTGGGAAAAGAGGATCGTATAGGCTTGGGCGAACATTTGTTTGTCTTGAGAAATCACTATAAACCCTCCCACTTAGCGAAGTAAACGCCGCTAAATATTCCTGCTGATATATCTCTTTTGATAGTGTCCTTTTGGCTTCCCTTAGATCTGGGTCCCTTTTCCCTTTTGGAAAAGCATATAAATTCTGATAAGATGGAGAATTAAACGAATACCAGGGCTTTTCTGTCTCTGATAGTTTATATAAATCATGGAAAGAGTTAAATCCCTGGGGGGTAGAAATAAAAATGGCCTTTCCTTTCCTGTCAGATAATGTTGGCCGTAAATACATCTGCCAAATGATTTTTAAATTTATCTTAGCGGCTTCATCTACTACCAGGAGATCCAGGCCCATCCCGATTAACTGGGTAGGATGCTCTGAAGATTTACCCTGGACCGAACTGCCCCATTCAAATTCAATAAATTGATCATTTAAGGACTTTCTTCTGGTTGGCATATTCTGTTTTATAATCAAATTATCCCAGACCATTTTAAAAATACGCTCACTTGTTCCGTATGTAGGGGCAACGATCCAAACGTGCTTATCCTTTTGGGTTACTACAACTTCTACTTCTTTTGCCGCTGAGAAGCTCTTGCCCCATCTTCTCCCACAACAAGCGACTGTAAACCTGGTCCCCTTCGGGGGAAAGTGAAGATTTTTTTGTCCTGGGTGTGGTTCATAGTCTGTAAAATCGAACCACTTCTGTTTATAGTCTTTTATAGATTTCATTAAATTATTATGTATTATACATAAATTATTTATAAATTTAATGCAGATTTCTTATATTTCTTTAATAAAAAAGGGAGTTGTCAGATGATAACAGAAGAAAATACTGTTGCAGAGCAGGGCCAGGAGGCCGTTTCTATTGAGCAAGATACTGACGATAGAGATTACAAAGATCTGTATTTACAGGAAATTAAACAACATAAAAAAGCACGAGCCAGGGCGCAGACGGCAGAAGAAAAGAATAAAGTCTATTCTGATAAAGATGAAAAGGCTCGTAAAGAACGTTTAGCCCAGGACGGTGAATTTAAAACGTTGCTTGCTGAACAGGATAAGGAATTATCCAGGCTCCAGGGAGTGGAAAAAGAACATTCCACCCTCATTTCGGGCATGAAGCAAGAGATCCTAAATAAATTTTCTGAAGAAGAGCAGACAGAATTAAAAGATATGGATTTGAGGGCGTTACGCTTGTTAGATAAAAAGATAAGCGAACAAAGGCCCGACAATCCAACGGCTAAACCTGGAAATGTAAAGACGGAAAAAAATGTTAATTTGTCTGATATGACCCAGGAGGAAAAACGTAAAAACTGGTCTGCTATTATTGATAGTTTTAAACACAACTAATCCTGCCTGAAGGGCATTGGCAATGAGGATTGCTGGTGTCAACTGATGGGGGAGAAATTTTAAGGAGAAATTATGGCTATTTCAGATGCCTTAGACGTTAATGTACATAGTGGTGGTACTGGTGCGGTAACTCCAAATATTGCCGACCAATTTATACCAGAAATTTGGGGACAGGCTATTTTAGATGTTTTCAAACAAACAATAATGATGAATAATGTGGGTGTTAATTTATCCCCCGATGTTGCAAATCATGGAGACGTAATCCATATGCCTCATATCGGAGTACCAGAACTTGAGGCCTTTACTCATGGTGCGGAAATTGATGCAGATATAACCTCTGCTGGTAGTATGACATCAGAACAAACCAACCTTACAGTAGATCAGTATAACGTGGCTTCTGCCTATGTGCCTGATATTGTAACGGTCCAGGCAAATTATGATCTGTTGAGTATTTATGCTAAACAGTTGGGTTATGCTTGTGCGAGGGGTTTTGATAACTTCATGCACTATCAGGTAGCGAACAACTTTAATGGTTTGTTCCGTAGTGGTACTGGTGCTGTTGGTGGAGATTCTACTGCTCAAATGCACGTTGTAACAACTGGATCAACCCTTTCTCAGGCCAATTTAACATCCCTTATGGCCTTGATATTAAAAGAAACTGGGTCAACTGATGGTTGGAACCTTGTACTCTCCACTGATATGTACGCAAGTCTAAATACCTTAACTTCATATTCTCAAGGAACACAAGCCCCACTCGGTGCGGATTTTGGTAAAACTGGGAATGCTGGGCAGTTACTTGGTATGCCTGTATGGGTTGCACAATCACCCTACATGGGTTCGGCTTCAAGTGGTGCTGATGTTGCTGCTGATACTACTAAAGGTATTCTGGCAGTTACAGGATTTGATTCCAGTGGCGCACAAGAGGATGATATAGTTTATGGATATGCAATTCACGAATCGGCTTTATATTATGCGTTTTCAAAGCAGGCTAAAATGACAGCCAGCTACAGACACGCATACTTATCCACGCTGGTTACTTGCGAATCTGTTTATGGTGGAGCTTTTAGAAATACAAATGCTTCTGGTAATCGTAGATGTTTTGCACTTATTGATTATGAGGCTGCATAAACAGTAGTTAATTAAATAATAGGGGGGGGGTGATAAACCGCCCCCCCTTATTAAAAAAGGAGGTTGTATGGCAAAAGATAAATTTAGATATTATATGAACAGGAAAAAGGTGGTTCATAGAAGGGCCGAATCCTGGTTTAATGCAGATAGGGAAAAAATTTATTCTAAATCATTTAAAAGAGTTAGTGGAATGGACGATTTGACTCCTTTGGTAGTCCAAAAACCAAAAGTTAAAAACGGTAAAAAGAAAACCGTAAAAAGAAAAAAGAAATAACCTCCTACCAGACGGTCTCGTTCACGGTAGTCAACCTTAGAGAGGAAGAAAAATGGCAAATCTATATAAATACTCAGTTCAAGAGGCACAAAACGCAGCATTTGGTCAAGCTGGTTCAGTATTAGCAAAAACAGATGCTGTAACTGCAAAGATTGGTGTTTTCATAGCAATCCAGTTTATTGAAGATTCAGTTTTTGAAAGTGGCTCTACTGGATTAGTCGCAGAAACAACACAATTATATCCTGATGATACAGGGACAGGTACATCGGTATCAGCATCTGGTGGAGCGGCAATAGATAGTGTTACCTTTCCACAGGGAATGACCATATTTGGTCGCTGGACAGCATTTGAATTAGCCTCTGGCGTAGCCATTGGTTACGTTGGCTGATGTTACTCAATTTACAGTTAAAATTATCATCATTTATTACCCAGACAGCACGACTTGCTCGTGACCTATGGAATAAAGTTATAGACATTTGGGAGAATGAAACACGCAAATGGGAAGATGTAGTTTAAGATTTAAAGGAGAAATATTATGGCAACATTAACAGGGCAATCAATAGCCAATAGTTACAAAGACTTACTTCAAGTCTCAAATTCAAATAGCGGTATAGATTCAACTGGTAGAATTGTGTCAGATGGTGAAGGCACAAGTTCAACTCTATATCTTTCATCATCATATGTTGGTGTAGGAGCGGCAGGAGAAGCACCTCTCCATGTATATAAAGCGGCTGTTTCACAAAAACACACCCCAGAGGAATTACTGAGATTGGAACAGAAAGATGAGGGCGTTGATATGAGTGCTGGACATGGTCCCGCCCTTACTTTTTATGTTGGAGAAACTGGTGGCTCAGATCACGGTGGTTCAATAGCGGTTGTCAGGGAAGCGGAAGGTGATGCGGATTCTTCGTCAGCGATGA